GCCCTAGTGTTCGCAGTGCCTGGAGCTTCTGCAAAGCACTTACTTCATTTCCAATGCTGGATACAAGTACCTCCGTTAGCTTTGATTCGGCTTGGTACTGGTGTGAAAGTCTTACCTCGTTTCCCCTACTGGATACAAGCAGTGGGACTCGGTTTACGGATGCTTGGTACAACTGTAAAGCACTAACTTCATTCCCACTAATTGACACAAGTAGTGGTACTAACTTTAAAGCTGCTTGGTCTAGCTGTAAAAACCTTACTTCATTTCCTTTAATAGTTACAAGTTCAGGTACTGACTTTGAGAGCACGTGGAAACGTTGTAGCGCACTGCTTTCTTTCCCAGCACTAGACACTAGTTCAGGTACTAACTTTTACCTTACTTGGCATACCTGTAGCACACTAACCTCGTTCCCTCTAATTGATACAAGTAAAGGGACTAACTTTCGTAGTACTTGGCTTAGTTGTACAGCACTAACTTCATTCCCACTGATAGATACTAGCGCAGGGACTGACTTTAGAGCTGCTTGGTATGGTTGTACAGGACTTACTTCATTTCCTTTAATAGTTACAAGTTCAGGGACTGACTTTATCCATACTTGGCAGCACTGCGAAAAACTTACTTCGTTTCCGTTAGTAGATACAAGTAGCGGTACTGACTTCACGTATACTTGGGACAACTGTCAGGCACTGACTTCATTTCCACTGATAGACACAAGCTCAGGTACTGTCTTCAGGTACACTTGGCAGGACTGCCATGCACTGACTTCGTTTCCACTGATAGACACTAGCTCAGGTACTGAGTTTATCCAGACTTGGTACAAATGTTATCCACTGGCTTCATTTCCACTGATAGACACTAGTAATGGAACCAGTTTTAGAAGTGCTTGGCGTGACTGCAGAGTGCTTACTTCATTTCCGTTAATAGATACAAGTAAAGGCACTGACTTTGAATATACATGGTACAGGTGCTATGGATTAACTTCATTCCCAGCGCTAGATACAAGTTCAGGGACTAGCTTTAATTACGCATGGCAGGGGTGCACATCACTAAAATGTATGCAAAGAATAGATACAACTTCAGCAACTGATGTTACTGATATGCTTAACAGCACTCTTGCTCTGTGTAGACCTAACACAGCAGAGAAAGCTGCAATACAGCAAACACCAGGTATCAATTGGGTAACTGATGTTCCAGCTGGAGTAAGTTGTTGTATGATTATCATGCTGGGTGCTGTCAAAGTCGCAGCTATGTATATACGAGATGCACTTACAGTGATCAACGTAAAGAGAGGTGGCAATTAAGCTTACTGTATGGTACAATAGGCTATAATGCATAACTAATGAGCTGGCAATGCCGGCTCAATTTAAACACAAGGACACAAGATGGCAAGAACATTAGAAGATATCGACAATGATATCAGAAGAATAGAGGCTGAACATTCAGCTAGTACTCAACACGGATCGTATAGAGGTAAAGACCTTACAGACCACGACTTTAGTGGACAAGACCTTAGTGGCAGTAACTTCAGAGAGAGCACGTTGGTAGACGCTAACTTTAAAGATGCGATACTAGTAGGATGTAACTTTAGAGACGCAATAACTACAGGAGCTGATTTCGAAGGGGCTATAGTATACGGTACTCCTTGGCAAGAAGACTACCTAGACGCTACACAGAAAAGTGTTGTGTCTAATGAGAAGCCTGCTTGGATTGCTGAGATTGACACTCTGCAGGAAGAAATGATGGCTATACAGGAGGCGTAATGACCAAGGTGTACCTACACAGGCTCAACAGTACTGACCAAGGCACTTATGGTGTTCTAGCAATGAATGGGCAGTGGTGGTACACTCTGGAACTACCTGATAAGGACAACCGGCCTAATGTCAGTAGGATCCCATCTGGGGAGTACCTAGTGACTAGACGCTACAGTCCTAGTTTCAAGAAAGAGCTGTACTGGGTACACGCTGTTCCCGGTAGAAGCTTTATACTTCTGCACGGTGCAAACTTCGCAGGAGACATTGAGAAGGGGTGGCAGAGTCATCTACAGGGTTGTATCACACTAGGCAAGAAGATTGGTAAGTTTACCAACAAGTTTGGTGTACTGCAGAAGTGTGTGATGAGTAGTCAACAGGCAATCAGGGAGTTCGAGAGCTACTTAAACAAAGAGAGTTTTAAGCTAGTTATTAGGGATATTGTGGTATAACTGGGAATAAGATAAATGGAGGTGAAGTGTGTTAGATTTTTTTACAAATATCGTAAGTGGTGGAATGTTGGGAGCAGCAACAAGTATGTTCGGTACTTGGATGCAGCATAAAGACCAGCAGGAAAAGAACAGTCATGAAGTTATTATGGTAAAAGCCAATAGTGACGCTACGCTAGCAGAGATACAAGCTAATGTTGAAGTCAGTAGAACTATAACTGAAGGACAAGTACTAATTGAAGAAGCGAAAGCTGAAGCGTTAGAGAATGTTGGCCGCGGCGGATTGATTGAAAGATTAACTAACAACTACCTCAGTGACAGTACACTCAATGTAATGTTACAAGATAGCACTTGGGTAGGGAAAGTATTTAGACCTTTCATATATGCTCACTTGTTATTTATGGATGCTATACGTGGATTGATACGACCTGCAATTACTGCAGGTGTAATAGGGTATGTTATGTACATTGTGCACATGACATTGACGCCATATGTGGCGCAAGGAAACATGGCTGTACTGATGGACATGGTTACGAGACCGAGTGTCACGTTGCTGCTGTTCAGTGCTAGTACTGTAATAGGTTTCTGGTTTGCTGATAAAAGCATGGCAAAGCGTTACCAGGCAGGTAAGAGATGAGTGATAGACGTACGTCCGAATGTAAGGGCTTGGCTGTAGTTCGTAGTGAAGTAGAGAAGATCTACGATGAGATAGACAAAGTCCACATAGGAATATCCAAGAACAGAATGTATGACAAGGTCATACTGTTCACTGGGTTGGTCGCGTTAACTCTTAAAATTGTGGATATGTACTATGGATAGTTTTATCAAAGTTATGGAAGTAGTCGGAACTGCTGTTATATCTTTCGGTGCGTGGGCTTGGCTTACGCAAGCGATGGGGTGACAGAATGGGCAATGCGGGCAGCTTGAAAGAGCTGATAGGAAAGTACGGTATAATAGGAGCTATTGCTCTGTTGATGCCTTTCTTCGCGCCTTACGCTAGTGAGTTCCTAGACACGAGACAACAAAGACTGTTAGATGAAGCACTAATACGTAATAGGATAGTAACGTTTAGAGAAGTTAGAAACATAACTGATCAACTAAAGAGAGACTTGCTGATTGCGTCTTCAACAACTGTGTTGGGTGATGAGCAAGCTATCTCTGTAATGAAGTCTATGATGGGATATCAGAGTATATACCACGTAGAATGGCTGAGGGACTTTGTGGCTATCAGAAACAACAAGATTCTTGATACACGAAGAAATAGACAAGTCATTAGGCTAGCATTGTTTAGACAAGGCCTAGCGTATGTTGGGAGTCTGAATGATTTCTCACACAATAAACTTGGCAGACTAGGCGCATTTGTGTCAAGCAAATTCCCTATGGATACGTTTTTAGATGGCATCTACGCTATTACATTTTCAACAGAGCTCACAGAAGCTGAGAAGAGCGCAGCTACACTGCACCTTATGTTGTCTATGGAAGGTGACCTTTGGGTGATAGCCGCTGATGAAATGCAGTGTAATTAATATAACAGGAGAATAAAATGAGACTAGAACATAAACGCGGAGACACTTTGATATGGGAATGTGAGTACACAGACGACGCAGGGGTACCCGTAAACTTAACTACATACGAGATTAAATGCCAGGCACGTAGTGCTGAGGGTGTTGAGTTGTTTAACGTTGGTACAGCCACTACAGGTATCACGGTAACTAATACGTTAGCCGGTACGTTTAGAGTACAGGTAGATGCTACTGACACATTCAACTTAGGTAGATACGATGTAGATATACAGTATACTATAGGTACACTGATAAAGAGCTCTGAGACTTTCTCACTAGAGATAGTTAAAGACATTACCAAATGACTATTACTATAAGTGTAGTCACAGTGGTTGTCAGCAACGACCTAGTATTTAAGAAGAAAATTACAAAGTATAAGTTAAAGGTATAGTATGGGTACAAAAATAAGAGTACTAAAATCCCCTGTGGCTGTAAGTTACAGTGGGTACATCACTAAAATAAAAGTCACTACACTAGGTGTGACGTATGGAGATGACTACACCAACATTCTCACGCTTAATGAAACGGTAATGGATAGTTTTAATACAGAACTGGCACGAATTTCAGCCAGCGTTACACAGGAAACAACTACACGTGTATCCGAGGACGGAGCCCTTGCCTCACTTATCACTACTGTAGATGCGAGCTACGCGTCTAAGGACGTAGCAACTAACGCACGGATTACACACGAAACAACTGCTCGTGTCACGTCTACTGACGCACTAGCTACCGATATTACTACTGTCGAAGCTACAGTAAACGACGTACACGTAGAACTTACCGATACCAAAGCTGTAGTTGCTGGACAATTTGCCGAATGGACAGGTGGTACACCGCTTATAGGTAACATCAAGTTTGTTGGAGATGTGCAGTACCAGTACCTAGGCGGTATGCTCGGCGAAGCTTCTGATGGATGGGTTAGAAGTGACAAGGCTGCTAGTGACAAAGCTGACACGTTGGCTGCTACTACAGGAACTTCGATACTAGCTTTACAAAATCAAATTGACGGCAATATTGTAACGTGGTTCTATGACGGTGCGCCTACTATTACTGGTGTACCTGCAAGTGGGTGGAGTGCGTCTGAGAAAGTAAACCATATTGGTGACCTGTACTACGATAAAGTTACGGGATACGCTTATAGGTTTGCGTATGAGGATATAGATGACGATCCTGATCAAGGTATTATATACAGCTGGATCATGATATCAGACGTTGATGTAACTAAAGCACTTGCTGATGCAGCTACCGCACAGGCTGCCGCAGACGGTAAAGTAACTACGTACTACGTAGGTACCGCTCCGATAGGCGCTAGTGTTGGTGACCTTTGGATCCATGACATTACAAAGATAACAAAGACGTGGGATGGTACTGCATGGAGAGACACGACAAATACTACTACAGAGACTACAAAGGGTTGGGTTGCAACTGCAAGTAGCCTAGTAGTAAATCCTGCTACAGGTCAGGTAACTGGATGGCAGTACGGTGACGGAAGTGGCTTCAGTAGTGTCTTCAAGATAAGTGCAGATAACATTATAATGAATGGGAGCGTCCATTTTATACAAGCTGCCGATGTTAACGCTAATGTTACTAGTATAAGCGGTGGTGTAATACAGGCCGGCACTAGTATAAGTGCTCCCATCATAAGTGGGGGTGATATAACAGGTGTTAACATAACAGGATCAGTTATAAAGGCTAGTTGGATTGACTACAGCTCAGTAGCTGCGTTGACTAACTGGAAGAGTGTCACAAACATCAGTTCGGTCAGTGCCAGTTACCGTGCAAACTTTGCTAAGCACAGCGATACAGGCCTCTACGTAATAACACAAGGGTACTACAGGCTACCTAAAACTATGCCGGTGGTCGCTGGCGTGAACCCCGGTAGCAATGGTACATACAGCTACCCTATTTACGCATTTAATTCATACAAGCAGTCTAGTACGGATAGACTTATGGGTAAGACAGGTGCTAGTAATGGCACTACTAAGGTTATATTCCAGGACTACGCGTCACATTACTTTGTAGATACTGCGTACGCCTCGGTAGGTACGATCCACGCGTGTCACAACTACGGGTCACATCCTAGACGTACTACAGACATTACGTTTAAGTTTATGGGTGACACTATACGTCTGTATTCCTCATTTGAGATGCAAGGTAGTGGCGTTGTGTACAATAAGCTGCTCGCGTGGGTGAACGGCACGTTAACGATAAATGGTACTTTCACCAGTTCACCAGGTACTCGCTCGTACACTATAAACACTGGTAAGGTCAAACTACTGTTCCAAGGTATCCACGGCGGTAATAGCTATACGTGCCAAGGAGGCAGTTCATCTGACCCTACTACTGAAACAGGATATGACCACTACATCAAGTTTAGGTTGAGGTCTTCAGATTTAATTCAGGACATAAACTTCTCACACTATACAGAGAGAATGATTAGACTTGTTAGTGGTAGTGGCGGCGGCTACTCATACAACCCACCAGTAATCAAAGAACTGTGATGCGTAAGCAATGTTTAATAAAAGACACTGTATAATGGGTACAGCACTACTAAAGGGAAAAATATAATGAAGATAGATACAAAAGCATTACTAGATGCATTAAAGCTAGACCTCCAGGCTGCAGAAGAAATGCAGTCGTCTAATAACACCAAAGTAAAAGCAAGGCGTGCCACGTACGAAGGGCAGTTGTATGGCAACGAAGAAGACGGCAAAAGTAAGATTGTCCCCAAGGTTGCTAAGCGTCAAAGCGAGTGGGCTCACGCTACACTGAAGGATCCGTTCGTCGGTAGTCCTGATATCGTGAAGTGTAATCCTGTTACGTTTGATGATGTAGAAACTGCTAGACAGAGTGAGATACTATTGAACTTTCAGTTTTGTAGACAGTTTGACAGGTACAGCTTTATGACTAAAAGTCTTAAGGTACTAGATGTTGACGCTACTCTTGTTGTACAGACTGGGTGGTTATACGAAGACGAGGAAATAGAAACTGAACGTGAGGTAGTTGGTACTGACGACTTCGGTAACGAGTACGTTACTACTGAGATGGTTACAGAGACAAAAGTAGTAAAGAATAGACCTACCGCAAAAGTTTGTCGTAGTGAGGACATCTACTTAGATCCTACATGCCAAGACAACTTAGACAACGCACAATTCGTAATTTACAGATATGAGACAGACCTTAGTACACTAAGAAAAGATGGTAGATACCATCACCTTGATGATTTACTAAAAGAGAGAAGTGACGACGATGCAAGTGATTACGAAGTACAAGATACAAACTTCAAGTTCCAGGATGACCCTAGAAAAAAGATGGTTGTATATGAGTACTGGGGTAATTACGATATAGATGACGATGGAGAAGTAGAACAGATAGTGTGTGCATGGGTTGGTGATGTGGTGATTAGACTAGAAGACAATCCGTACCCAGACAAGAAACCTCCTTTTATCGTTGTACCTTACAGCAGTGTACCATTTGAACTATATGGTGAGAATAACATGGATGTTATCGCTGACCACCAGAAGGTCATAACAGCGGTTACACGTGGCATAATTAACAATATGGCGCAGAGTACGAATGGTCAAGTGGGTCTTAAGAAGGGATCACTAGATCCGACGCAGAGAAAGAAATTCTATGCAGGTAAAAACTTCGAATACAACGGAAACCAGGCTGATATATGGCAAGGCTCGTACAACCAGATTCCTTCCAGTGCATTTGACATGCTCGGTATGATGAACAATGAAGTTGAGAGTTTAACAGGTATTAAAGGATTTAGTGGCGGGATTAATGGTAACGGACTTGGTAGTAGTGCTACTGCTGCTAGAGGCGTTCTTGATGCTACAAGTGTTAGAAGACTAGACCTAGTTAGAAACCTAGCTGAAAACCTGATCAAACCTCTTATGAGAAAATGGATGGCGTACAACGCAGAGTTCCTAAGTGACGAAGAAGTTGTCAGAGTTACTAGTGAAGAGTTTGTTGCAGTAAGACGTGATGACCTTAGCGGTAGAATTGACATAGACATTGCGATCAGTACAGCTGAAGATAATGCAGCTAAGAGTCAAGAGTTAAGTTTCTTGCTTCAGACACTGGGTAACAGTGTACCGTTTGAGTTGACACAGAAAGTGCTTGGTAAGATAGCACGTCTCAGTAGAATGCCTGACCTAGAGAAAGAGCTGTTAGAGTTCAAACCAGAGCCAGATCCTATGGAGCAACAAATTAAGCAACTTGAAATATCTAAACTACAAGCAGAGATCGAAGCAATTAAAGCAGATACTAGAGAGAACCTTGGCGATGAAGCAGAGAAGTTCGCTAAAGCTGATAAAATTAAAGCAGAGACTCAGAAAATAGTCGGCGAGACTGCTAAGATTGGTAGTGAGAAAGACTTGAACGACTTGAAGTTCATTAAAGAAGATGAGCAAATTGACGCGTCTAACAAGAGAGAAGATGACGATATGAAACACGGCAGAGAGCTTGAGAAGGCAGAGCAGGCAAGACTGATTAACCTTGAGGCAATGCAGTACCAAGCTGCCAACGACGATAAAAACATAGGAGTAGTACGTGGAAACAATTAGTAGAATAGGAAAACTCAGCCAAAGAGATGCGGCTGAGCGTGAGCACAACAGCGCGTTAGCAGCTGAGTACACAAAACAGATACGAGGTGAGCAGGCAGCTCAAGCTACTCAATTGGCTTTGATGGACGGACACGCACAAGGCATGAAGGAAGGTGAGATGGGAATACTCCAAAAGCTACAGAACTACTTCGGCGGTGGCGGTGGCGGACTGGCACAAGCTGGTGCAGTAAACCCTGAGCTGGATTATTACAAGCAACAAGATATGAGAGATTATCAAGCAAATGAAGGAGCGTACAGATAATGGAACCACAAGGACAAGAACAAGGACTAGCAGGAATGGGTGTAGGCCCAGATCAAGGACAAGAGATGGTACAGGAAGTTATGCAGATGCTAATGCAAGGCGTATCTCCTGAAGAGCTATTACAGATGGGTGTGCCTCAAGAGGTATTAGAAATGGCAATGCAGATGTTGAATGAACAACAAGCGCAGCAACAAGGAATGGACCAGGGTGTACCCGCACAGCCAGGACTTGCCGGCGGCGGAATGATGGCGTAATGCCCGGGTTAGCAAACTTTGCTGGGTATCCTGCCTCAGGACCTAGTGCCGGAAAGAGGTCTGATGACCTCGCTCGCCTTATGGGTACAGTCGGTGAAGACTACGACTATGGTATGAGTGCTGGTGCTGGTACATTCGGACATTATACTGATGCAGGTAAACTACCGTGGCATCCTACTTTTAGTACTGAGAGTAAGTACGCATCAGCGAAGTTACCTGGAGGTAAGTGGTCTGTTGATGGTAGAGAAGACGTGTTTACTCCGAGTCAGCAGATGATACAAGATGGTAGGGCTAACGGGCTAGCGGCACATATGGGCCGTATGAACAGATTCCATGAAGCTATGGGACATAAAGGTCAGTACACTAAGTTAAAGTACCCTGTACCTTATAAAACACCAGAACACTACGTCAGACCGTAGGTTAAGCCGTCTTTAAGAGATAGACGGGTATAATGGGTCAACGAATCACCGTATATACGGACTCGAATTTAAAGTGAAAAGGAATGATATGAATATCATCACCCAAGAAGCTGTAATATCAAGACCAAGTGAATATTGGTTAGAACATGCAGGATGTTTAGAAAGACTCCAGAGCAATCCGGATTTTCAAACATTTACCAAAGGGTATCTTGAAGATATGAGAGATACAGGAGTTGACATGCTGGCAGGCGTATCAGATGAGCAGAGAAGTGAAGTTATTGAAGTACTTGTAGGAATTAGTTACTTTAGAGAACATCTAATTAATGTTAAGCAGATTGCTGAAGACATTGAGTTCGATAGAACTGAAGGAGAACTAGAATGAGTACAGAAGTAGATATGTTAAATATGTCAGATGAAGATTTTGAGGCTGCGTTTAACCAAGAGGTGAGCACACCAGATGAAGAAGTAGAACAGGAAGTTGTCGCTGATGAACCTGAAGAGGCAATCACAGAAGACGCACCTGAAGAGATAGAAGATGTCTTGGAACAACCTGGCAATCAGGATTCCGATGATGATGGTACTGAAGAGGTAGTAGAAGAAGCTGACGAAAGTGGCTCAGGCGAGGACGACCCGACGGGTGAGTCTGCGGATGAGGAACCAAAGGAAGAAGTGGAAGTTAAGACTGAAGAGGTACAAGCAGCACCCGAGAAGCTAGTTTATAAAGCTAATGGGAAAGAGTTTGAGTTTACACAGGAAGAGGTTGTTAGAGAGTTCGGTAAGACGTTTGCGCAGAGTATGAACTATACTCAGAAGATGCAAGCGATAGCACCGTACAAGAAGATGATTTCAGCTATGGAAGACGAAGGCTTGACTCAGGATGACATGAACTTGATGATTGACGTGTTGAAGGGCGATAAGGCAGCAACGGCGAGCTTACTAAAGAGAACAGGTGTAGAAGCACTCGATTTAGACGAAGACGAGCTAGATGTGTATCAACCTAACAGTTATGGTCGGAATGAGACTGAACTGGCGATTAAAGATGTTTTTGACGAGATTGGCAGCGATGTAGAGTACCCCGTTACTCACCACGTAATAGAGAAGGAATGGGACGACAGAAGTAGGGATGCGTTCGTTAAGAATCCGCAACTTATTAAAGAGTTACATATAGACGTAGTGAACGGTGTATACGATAAGGTGAGTCCGGCAGCATTGAAGATGAAAGTCTTAGATGGTGCTAGAAAATCAGACTTAGAGTATTACGTGGCAGCAGGTCAGCAGTATTACGCTGGTAAACAACAGCAAGCGCTGGTGGATGAACAAGCTAGGGTAGCAGAGGTAGCTAAAACCAAGCAATTGGACGCAGCAACTAAGCTAGAAGAAGTAAAAAGTGCACAAGCGGCACGACTCTCCGTAACTCAGAAGAGTGCGCAGAGACGTAGAGCAGCGCCTACAGCAAGTAGAGCGGGCAAGCCAAAGGTTACTGATTACTTAAATACTTCCAAGATGACTGACGACGAGTTCTCAGCATTTATGGATAAAGAATTAACTTAAGGAATAAGAAATGGCATTTGAACCAGGATTAGATTACAACGCGGGGACTACAGCGTCTCCTTCAACAATAGACGGTGCAGCAGGCAACGGACAGCTAACGCAGTACCACTACAACAAAAAGGCAATCATAGATATTAAAGACGAGATGATTCTATCTCAAATGTCTGGTACTATGAATCAACCAAAGAACAAAGGTAAAGAAGTAGTTAAGCATAGATATATCGCTTTACTAAGTGATGAGAACAGTAATGCAGGTAACGTAGGTATTGATGCTACGGGTACTGAGTATGCTAAAGGTAACCTTTATGGTTCTAGCAGAGGTACTGGATTTATCGAAGGTAAACTTCCAGATCTAGGTGAAGACAGTGGACGTGTTAACAAAGTTTCTTTCTCAAGAAAAGAAGTTAAAGGTAACATCGTAAACAGAGGATTCTTTTTCGAGTGGAGTAAGGACGAGGTTAACTTTGATTCTGATAAGAAATTCAAGCAACACGTAACTACAGAAGCTGTTAGAGGCGCTAACCAAATTAATGAAGACATCCTAGCTATTGAACTAATCAATGGTGCTGGTGTTAACTACTATGCAGGTACAGCTCTTACTAAAGCTACTATCAACGCTACTTCAGTTCCAACTATACAGGATTTGATCAGACTTGATACAGAGCTTGACAATAACAAGTGTCCTAGAGATACTAAAGTTATTACAGGTAGTACGTTTACTGATACTAAGACTGTTGCAGCTGCTAGATATATGTTTATATCTCCAGACGCTAAGATGGATTTTATGGCAGTTAAAGCACTTAACGGTACTGATGACGCATTTGTTCCTGTTGAGCAGTACGAAGCGGCTACAGGCAACAAGAAGATGATTAAGACTATTCATGGTGAGATCGGTAAAGTTGGTCCATTTAGAATTGTTGTTCATCCTAAGATGGTTAGATTCTCTGATGCAGCAAACAAAGCGGTTGGTGCAGCATGGTCAAGTAACGGAACTAATGATCCTTTCAGAAATGATGGAACTAAGTTTGAAGTATATGCTAACTTAATTGTTGGTAGTGAAGCGTTTACTCACATCGGATTTGAATTTGGTGCAGGTACAGCAGGTAAGTTTGACGTTACAACTAAGACTCCAGAAGAGCTTAGAAGTAAAGAAAATCCTTACGCTAAGTCAGGTATGACAGTTATTGAGTTCTGGAACGGTATTCTCGTTGAGAGACCAGAGTGGATCGCAGTATATCATACAGCAGCTAGCTACTAGTAGTAGGCAGTGAGGGGCTTCGGCCCCTTTCATACGTCAGTATCACCAGACGTAAAACAAGATAATCAAATAAGGAAATAGAATGACTAGAGATGAATTAAAAGTAAGAGCAGCTGAGCTTAACGTAGAGTATAAAGTTAACATTAGCACAGATAAGTTAGAAGATTTAGTTGAAACAGCAGAGATGGCAAAGAAAGAAGCTACGTACGAAAAGCCGATTGTGAAAAAAGACGATGTACCGGCAGCTGGTATTACTAAAGTAGAGATGAGAAAGAACGCACTTCTTATGAAGAGATGCGTTATAACACCCCTTGATGAAAGACTCAGAGGAGCACCAAGTGAGATGTACAGCGTAGGTAACGGTAAACTAGGGTTTATTAAAAAAGTAGTACAGTTCGGTGTTGAAACACTGGAGCCAATGATTATCATTGAACACCTACAAGAGAAGCAGGCACTAATACAGCAAACTACTGTTGTAAAAGGTATGCCTAAAGTAACAAAAAGAATAGGTAAAGCATTCGCGATAGATATTCTGCCAGATTTAACAGAAGCAGAGTGGCGCGAACTTAAAGAAAGCAAGTAATTAGTAGAGGTCCTAGTAAAGGGCCTCGTCTAATTATTTCTAACTACAGGAGAACCAATGGCATTCAGCACACAGAAAAGAACTAGGACAATACTAAAAAGACTAAGAGTAGTTGTTAAGAGAACAAGGGCATCTACTGCAGCTGATTGGGGTGAATGGGCTATAACTACAGAAACACCTCCGTACAACAACACAACCGTTGTAGAATACAAGCTGCTGGGTTGGTACAACTACGATGTGACAACCGATGCAGCTCCCTTTATAAGCTCGGACGTAGTAGACTACTACGCAATGAACTGGGAATCTTGGGCAGATACTGTAGATGTTGCTCCCTTTGTGTCTACAGAACGTGTAGAGTACAGAGAAGCTAACGAGTACACTAGCGAGGTAACTCCAGTTGTTATTGATGTGGCGAAGTTAACTAACGGTGAAGTTGTGGAAGTCGACGACCACTATGAGTGGCAAGGTACAGGAATATTCGATGTTATTATGGGAGCTATTAACGGAAACATTAAAGCACAATACGATAGCGGTAGAATAGTTGGACAAGCTTATGCTGCTACTTACATGGGTGGGTTAAAGGTTGGACTAGGCGCAGCAATGCAGTACCTAATGGCTAAAGACACGTCTGAAGCTAGTGCTGACAGTGCTAGACTTGGGGTAGCTACAGCTAAGTATAACGCAGACTATATGCTGCCTATTGCAAGAGACAAGGCACAGGAAGAGTTTGATATTCTAGAGGATACCCATAAGTCAAAAGTAGATCTAGCCGAACTGCAAACAGAGAAACTCGCTGCTGATACTAGCTATGTTGCGGAGCAAGAGCAGCAACTTATAAACAGCGTTCAGTATAACAATAAAATAAAAGCACTTGATAGCCTCGCTGACACTTACGGCACATTTGGTGCAGGTGGGCTAACATTTAACAAGGATATGTGGGAAGTTTATTACGGTATAGTAGCAGATCTGTCTGGATCAGACGTACCTACTTCATACACAGTATCTAAAGTTATAAGTACTGTATAGTGGCAGATAGAGGATTTAAACTGGCAAAGGCGGCACTAGCTAAGACCAATGCCAGTACGGAAGTAATTGTAACTGACACAACTGTCACTAACGTAAAGCTTAGCTCTATGGCTCAGGCTCTAGATATGCAATTTGATGCTAACTATAGCCTTATACACAGCGGGATTAATGAAGATGTTAATACTTTGCAGAACGCGTCACACACACATACTAACGCAGTTATACTGGCAGCTACTACAGCTTCATATAAGGCAGCTAACGCTACTAAGCTGGCAGGAATTGCTACGAATGCAAACAAGTACGTGCATCCTTCGTATCATCCTATAAGTAAGATAACAGGCCTCCAAACTATACTGAACAGCTATGGGGCAAGGCTTACTAGCATAGAGTCACACACACATGACTACGCAGATAAGAACGGTGCAGTAGACACTATAAGGACTACCGGCGGGGTCAACTAATGGCTTACGCAGCAAATAGGAGTGACCTAGATGAACTAAACAGGTCTCTTGGGTACAACCGGGGAATACTTAATTCCCAGGCGGAGACTCTTAACAGTATTGTAGGTCAAGCTAATGTACTTGCAGCTGCCACCGGGGCTTCAACTACGGTAGCCGAGTTTAACACGAGCAAAGCCGCGTATGACGTAGTTATGGGAAAGTACGCTACAGCCCTTGGTGCATACGAAAACACACAGGTAAGTTATAACGCACAGACAACAACATTCAACAGCCTAACAAAACAATATGAGTCTATGATGTTGTCGCGTAAAGTTACTAGCGCGCTTATTAAGGCACCTAATTACAAAGACCGTAACCAGTGGATGCCTGGTGGTGGTTTAAAAAATGATACAGGACCTGGTGGCACTCTATGGGCCCCCGACCGAAAACTCTCACTCGAAGGAAAAAGTACTCCAGGCACGTTTAATAACATACTACTCTCCGGCGGGATGCTCGGTTTCCTAAACGCTGGGTTCAGCAAAGTGCAATCATTGGCGTCAGGTGGTTTACTATTTGATCTTATAAGTGACTTTGACACTAGAAGCACAGCTATCTTTACGTACAAGATGTACCTGCACAGCACAGGCAAAGATGGACATAGAGTTAAAACTATAGTAAAAGAAGGTACTGCGTATCACACACCATCGGAAGGTAGTGATAGCGACAACTCTGACGGTGGTGGTTCTGACTTTACATTCGCATCAGGCCCTATGGACTTAGATGCCGCAAAAGCAGCTTTTGATGCAAGGTTCGACATGAGAAGTATGGATCCTCTATCCTTTTCCCTAGAAGTGATCGGGTTAGCTTGGAGCGGTGAGCTCTCAGCAGAAAACATAGGGGCTCTCGCTAAAGGTGGCCTTATCGGTACAGCCCAAAACATGGTAACTGAAGCCTTGACCAAGGCTGCTATCGGGGTACTCGGTGTAAGTAGTTTACCAGTGGCTATTGGGATATACATGGTAACACGTGCCTTGATCGGGGAGTTGATGGAAATGGCTGCCGGACTAGACAACCACTTCGGCCCTGGTGGGGAGTACCAAGGAAGTATAAACGGTGAGGCGCATTTTACTTCAGCACAAAGCTGGAAAGATTACCTGAAGGATGCAATCATGGAGGTTGTAACTATGGGTGAGCATGTGTCACAGTCAGAACGAGAGGCTATGAGCTTTAAGATGGACAAAGCTAACTCAACAGCAAGTCGTGTCGGGGGCTACGGTAGCCCGTGGTCCGGATTTGATGACGCGTACGGAGGAGTAGGTTCCATTGACCAAGCACAAAAAACAACATTCGACCATATGATGGAAAATCTAGAGGCAAATGTTGCCAACATAACACCGTCTGTACAAGTCGACACTAAGTTTAGTTCTAGCTATTTTGCAGATCGTTTAGGTGAGGTTACGGAATCAGACGCTAGAGCGCAGCAAAGAGCGGATAGAATAGCTGAGAGTAACTTTGAATACGACGGAAACTCTAACGGCGACAACGAAGCAGGAAGTGGTGAAGGTGCTATGGGTAACGATGAAGATCGTGGTGGAGACGGTGGCGGAGGCTACGACGGTAACGATGGTTGGGGCGAATAAGCAAGGTTTAATACACCAAAGTGTATAATAAGAAAAATATAGAAAATAGAGGAGAATGATATGTCAGGATTTGACCTAGGGATGTTCAACCCGAAACCAACAATGAGCCTTGTAAGTGATATGAGCAAAGCAGCAAGTAGTAGTGGTATTTGGGACACAGTAAAAAATGTAGGTAACACGGTGCTGGGTTACGGAAAAACAGGGGTGGAGTTTCTTAATACTAACAAGGATGCGTTTACAACCGTCGGCGGGTTAGCAGGAAGTTACTTCGACTACCAGTCCAACAAAGCTATGCAAGGATTGGCCAGAGAGCAGATAGGTATGCAAAGAGACGCGTATAACAATCAGATCAAGATGCAAGGTAGGAGTATCAAGCGCCAAGAGAAACAAGAAAATAATATGGGTAACGCTGCAACAGCTATGCTAGCTGGTCAGAAGAAGAAGAAGCAGTACTCACTAAATACACCGTATACAGGCTTAGCCGGTTATGGCAACACAGCTCCGATAGGACCGTAACGTGGGTTTTTTTGACACACGTGCCCCTACGTATAAAGGGGTGTCATCAGGAGTTATAGATAGAGCTGCAGGTGTAGGTAAAGGTGACATCTTTAAAGATGGTACTGAATTGCTGCACAAGAATCTAAAGAGACGTGACCAGAATGAGTACACCCGCAGTGTACAGGATACGTTGACAAATGGTAGCTTAGAGGACTTGATGAAAGTTGACGTAGGTAGACTTAGCCCAGATGGTGCTAAAGGTCTTACTGCGAAGCAAGGTTTGATGAAGACGAAATTTCTTCAGAATGCTGACGGCAGAGCTGCTAGAAAAGATGCTAGAGTCAGTAAGATTGAAAAGGCTGATGACATCTTTACGAAGCTGATGGCTCAAGGTAAGGAAAATGGGTTTATGAACCTTAGTCAGGATGAACTAGCACCACTATACGACCAGATGGGCTTTACAGAGGACGAAATGGAGGCTGTGGAGGAGACCAAAGGTAACAACAACACGCTACCGGCAGGGGTACTCCCAGCTAAAATGAGAGAGAGTATCAACAGAAAAACGCGTATGCAGACTGAAATTGGTAATCTGCAGAGTAGTGGCCAGCTGACGTCGGAAGAAACAGACTACGAACAAGTTCAGCGTGTTATTTCTGGGATGGAGCATAGAGGCGAATTCGTTACGGACAAGATGTACGAAGACCTACGTAGTAGAGAAGCGGCTGCGGTTACTGCGAAGCAAAGTAAAAGAGCTTCTCTACTAAAGAGTATTGAACTACTACAAAAAGACAGTACCGGATGGCTCAAGGAACAAGCTAAAGCTGATGACAAAAGTGGAGGACGTACAGGGAGCAAAGGTGGTGCCTACCTAGACAGCTTTGAGGGCTTCACTGAAGAAAAGTACATGAACTATAACGATGCGTTTAAAGCACTACAAGACCACGTATCAGCTGGAGGAAGTACTTTTGAATGGGGTGATGCTAAGAACATTAAGGATGCCCGTGCACTGCTACACACACAAGGGTATACGGACGACGAGACGCTATACGCGTTATCACAACAAGTTGATAATGGTCTATTGGGTAACAACGTCGAGGATGGTAAAACGTTAGCAAAGAAAGCAGTTAAGTACAGAGAAGACTACAAGAAGCTGCGTAGAACTAGTGGTGGAAAAAGCGGAAAGAACATGTCGGCTATGGCACAGAAAGAGGTACTCGGTAACAATTCTCAGCTATCGTTACTACAGAAACAGCTGGCAGCACTAGACATTACTCCTCAGCAGAAGAGAGATAAAATAGCAGCCGACGCTGTTAGAGCTATTATACCTGGTCCAGGGGGCGGTATTAACAATGACACATATGTGCCGGGGGGTACCCAGAAGCCTAAGGAAGGTAAAGGTAACGCAGGTACGATTATTACTGGTAAAGGTAAGAGCAATTTTAAGAGACCTGAAGACAGTACTGATCTGCTTGCCGCAGCTATGAAGCAGTCTGACGTGCAAGCGGCGGAGAATGAGACAATTAGTGGCAGTTCTACGAAACCCGGTACCAGTTCTGTGAAACCTAGTGTCGGTGGTGCACCTAGTATAGGAGAATTCAAACTGGCCGAACGCAAGGCAGAAGCAGCAGTAACTAAGACTCCGTTGGAAAAAGCGGTAGCACAGAGAGAGTTGCAGCAGCAACAGAGAGAGATTGACGACCGTCCGGATAGCCAAATATTAAACGAGCGCCTAACAGGGTACGTCAGTCCCGGTAACGGTGGTGGGCAGGATCCTTTCAATATAAAAGGGTTTAACGAACAAATGGCTTGGGTACGTGACAAATTGGGGCTAAGTGACACTAATCTTAGTATAAGCGTAGATCCTCGTAACTTGCAAAGTGGCCTCTTTACACAGCAGCCACGCAGCCGTACGCGTAACAAAGTGCTACAAGCACCTCAGCTTACTCCAGTGCGTATGCGTGAGATCGCCAAACAGTCACCAGCACAGCTGGAACGTACTTACAGTATGTTGAGCGAAGAAGATAAGCTGCTGCTTGTTCAGTACATCCAGGCTCAAGGTAGAAAGTAATAAGCCAACCTTAATGTATTATCTGGTATACTAAGCCCAGATAATGCACTAAGGAACATAATGAACAAAACTGACCTAATAATCGCACAAGGCGAACTAGACGACCGTACTAGAGTAGACAGACTTACCGAAACAAAACAAAACAAAGTAGAATCACTATACAAAGATGCTCCTGAGGAGATTATGGATTACGATCCACTAAGCATGGTTAAAATTCCGGGTGAGTTCTCAACTGTTGACAGGGATGGTAAAACGTACAGTACACAGAATAAAGTGTTCAACGATGATAGTGCTGCTCAGCGACAACAAGCAATGAGTGACTACGTAGATACTGGATATGTATGGGACGATAAACTTAAAGTTGTGACTGACCTACGAACTGGTGAACAGGTTCATGGCAAGATTGGTGGAGTATACCACGGAAGCCTTAATGGCGGGGCTGATGAAAAGCTTGGGTACTACACGATGGATGCGGACAGCGGTGTAAGCCCAGAAGAGCAGCTGAAACAAAACTACATACGCAACGTGAAAGTAAACAAGCGAACAGGTGAAGAGATGCACGGCGGGTATGAACCTGCTAGAGACGGTGTTAACGCGATATTACTAAGTGACGTACACTCAGCTAAAGGCCTAGAAGCCTACATGCACGGAAATAAAGGTAACCTCACAGGTAGAAAATACGATCTGAATGACCGTCAGCATAGGCTAGACAAAGCTGGTCGTAGTTATACTGAGATTGTTAGAGCCGGTTCTATCCTAGGAGATTCTAGTAGAGCAGTAGATGGCGATGAGAAGGGTGCTTTAAACCTAACTACACTACAAGCAATAGCTAGACGAAATGACTCGTGGTCAACAGGACCTGACAAACACAACGTCAGTAAAGATGTCCCACTACCTATCGACGGTATGCGTGAGCTACTGAAAGCAAGAGAATCTAGTGGAGACTACAAAGTTGTTAACAGACTAGGGTACCTAGGTGCCTACCAGTTCGGAGCAGCTAGACTAATCGATATGGGATTAGTCAAGAAAGGTGCTAAGAATAAAGACCTCAACGATCCTTCAGCATGGACAGGAAAGTACGGAATTGACAGCAAGGACGCGTTCTTATCTAACAATGATGTACAGGACCAAGTTGCTACAGAACATCTGGTAGCGTTAGGTAAGCAACTTAAAACAAGTTCAACAGGAGTAAGAGACCTTAGTGGGCGTATAATGGCTGCACACCTACTAGGTGCAAAAGGATCTCGAAACCTTAACAGTGTTGATGCTAACGGTACTAAAGGACTTGAATACTACAACATGGCAAACAGTCTATTTGGTGCAGTACCCATTAAACAGGATTCAGGTAACAGCGATGGGTACCTAACTACAATGGCAAAGAATACTGCCGCAGGTGTAGGCGCTATGGCTGCTGACGCTGTTGATGCACTGTTTGACATGGGAGCTGCTGCTGGGGCAAACGCTTACGAGGCTATAACAGGGAAAACAGTACAGGCAGAAGATCTAAAGAACTTGAGCCAGTTAGGGTTTGTTGTAGACGCAGATGGTAATGTAGAACATAAGTGGAGTTACGAGAAAGGTAAAGATGCTGTAGACAGTAAAAAAGCATACCAAAATTTACTAGGAGTAGACAATAGTGCTATAGAACATAGTGCTAGAGCTTACGGCGAGACTATGGACAAGGTGTTACACGACGATAGCTTAAGCACGTACGAAAAAGGCGAAGCACTGATTGGTAATATGTGGGATCATATAGAAGCCGTTCCACCACTAGTAGTGGAATCGTTCGTATATATGATGGGACTTAGTAACCCTTTAACTGCTACCGGTATACTGATGGGGACTACTAACCAGCATCTAGAGGCGAGACTCAAGAACAATGGCGGTACCAGAGCTAACTGGAAAGAAGTACTAAGTGTTAGTGGCGGAACTGCGCTAGAACTTGCTGTTGACCAAGTAGCCAATAAACTGACGTTCGGATTAGGTAAAGGCCTTGGTGCAGCTAACAAGGCTGTTATCAACGGGTTATTCAACGGTCTACCGAAGAACGCTAGTAAGGCGTTAGTAGCTAAAGTTGTTGGTGGACTTGCTAAGAAGGTACTTGGAGCAGGTGTAGTAGCGGCAGAAGAAGGTGGATCTGAGGCACTGCAGGAAGCGATGGGTGTTGTACTTGAAAGAATGGGTACAACTAAGTTCAGTGAAAAAGAGATGATGGAACTATTTGATCCGAAGGCGTTGAAGGCTATCAGAGAAGCAGGTTACATGGGAATGTTCATCGGACATGGTCAGGCTGCTATGGGTAAAGGCCTAAGTGCTGTAGGTTATGGTGCAGGCGCTAGTAAGAAACTAGCAAGCAAAGTAAATAACAAGTTCAAGAAAGACAGCCCAGAGGCTGCTAAGACAAAAGTACAGAACAGCAAGATTAAGAAAGTACTTCAAGACGATTTATCGACGCGTGGACCGTTCACAGACACTGTCGACTTCGGTACTATCCCGGACGATGGGCTAGTTAAGCAGTTTAAAGAGATAAAAGTACTACACCAAGCAGCGCAACAAGTAGGGGATGATAAACTAGAGAATGAGTATTCCAAGAGACTGAAACTGCTTACAGCAGAAGTTGGTAAGAGGATTGATGATAGAAAGGGTAACGTCGATGGCCTTGCGGACAGTGACACACTAGGAAACTCTAGAGAGGCTACTGGTGGGCTTTACCAAGATGCGTTAGAGGCTGCGAAAGAAGCGGTAAAGAGTAACGAAGATGTAGACGCTAGCACGGCTAAGTTAATACAAGCACTTGGCGGATTAGGTGCAGTTAATAGCGACAATATAAATGATAACGTTAAAGAGATGCTGACTAGTGTTGATGAAGACTTAGCAGATGTTATGACGGCGGAATTTGTTGACAGTAGTGACCACAAGGATACTATTGTAGGTAAATTTGTAAAAGAACGTGCACTCGGTAGAATAGAAAAAATCGAGAATACACACCGCGACACTACTAAGGCTATCCAAAAACTACAAACTAACTACGCAACCGCACTTAGAAAAATAGGTAAAAGTAAAGTAAAAGACGGTACGGCTACTAAGGGTGAGGGTGATACTGACTACAAAATCGGACTAAGAGCCATAGCTGCTGGTGAAAACATAGAAGCATTAAGAGACTTAGTGGGTGAAACTAGTGACGCTGGTGTTACTGTAAAAGACGTAATACAGCATTTGATCGCGCGTGAGAACAAGGAAGACACAACAGCAACTGTAGTTGGTAAGAAAACAGGAGCTACTAAGAGTAGACTAAGTGGACTTATTAAAGGGGCTAAGAAAGTCGGCGCTAAGATCGGTACTAAAGAGCAAAAAGCTGGGTACGAAACGTTAGTAAGCAACGTAGCGAAAATAGGTAACCTTAGAGCAGAAGTTGAAGGTGAGACAGACCATATCAAACTTGCTGAAGGGCAGCTGAAATTAGACGTATTAGAGAAGAACTTGAACAAACAGTTAATCAGTAATACACTGTTTGACAAAAAAGCAGTAATAAGTAAACTGGACGCGAACGTGAAAATACTGAAGCGTAAACTTGCAGGAGTTGAGGGACTTAATAGTAAAAAAGACTTACAGGCGTTTATGAAGACTCACGGTAATAGCGTAGGAAGTGCTAAAGTTAAGAAGGCGGTTAATACCGCTATTAAGAAAATGAAGGCAGGGGCTAAGTTCGGCAGTCTTAGTAAAAATGTAAGAACAGCTATACTGAGAGGTGCTGGGAAGAAAAGAACTGCGTACAGAGCACAGATTAAAGGCGCTGAGAGTGCTATTAGATTTGTAGGACTTGAGAGATATAATCAGAACAGCGTTAAGAACGGTGCACTAGACACTATTGTTGAGGCACTTAGCGACAAGGAAGTAACTGCTGTTAAAAGTATAGAGAAGAGAAAAGTTACCAAAAAGAAGATTGAGGAGTTACAAGCTGAGGTTAAGGCGCAAATTGAGGACGACACAGGACTTGAGAGTCAGACCGTTGAGGGAAAGATTAAGCGTAAAGTAACTAAGGGTATCAAAGAACTAGAGAAGAAACTAAAGGATGGTATGGACAGCCAGGCTGAGTTGAAGGAGGCGTACGTTGCCCTTAAGGAATACAAAGCTACTTTGGCTGAGCAACAGGCGTCAGCGTTAGAAGGACTTGAGAAGGTGCACAACGTTAAAGATGAACTTGCAGGTGAATCGAACGAAGACGCATTCCAAGCGTTACTGCTGGAAGTTATCAATGAACATGACGGTGTGCTTAATGCAGCAGCAGTTACCAGTTTTATCACTCGTGCAAAGAGTGCTATAAAGGCAACGGAAAGAAAGATTGAGCTTATAGCTCAGTTTGAAAACAATGGTATGCCAACAGTAGAGACGTTAGACAAGGCGTTAGAAGCTGGAGTACTTGACGAGGCAGACGTACAACTGTTAAAAGAAGTCCGTGAGAGTACCCTTGATGACGGCGAAATGAAAGTCTTTGGTGAGCTTGTGAAGTTTATGTACAACCTAGTCCCAGGTATGGAGGCCGGAGATGTGCTTGCTGACGAAGATGTTGCGAAAGTACTAACTAGTTACCTTGAGAGCAGAGTAGACATGCTATACACAGCGTCGAAGGTTCTTGGGTCTAAATCGCCGATTAAGGTTACAGTTGAGGCTGATGCAGTTGACAACCTTCACTCTAAGGTTAGTGACACACTTGACAGAATGAAAGCTACTAGAGAAGCAGTACAGGACAAGATGAAGAAAGAACTGACTACTATCAGAACTGCGAAGACGTTACTGGCGTGGGATAAGAATAATAAGGAACTTAGTAAGACACAACTGACAGGTCTTAAGAAGTTGTTGAC